TGTAGCAACGCATTGTAAATCCACAATGCGTTCTTCCTGCTGCTGGATCTTTTCCCGCATCCGGGGCAGCTGCTGAAACCAGCGCCGGACGGTTTCAGGGTCGGTCATTCGTTCTCCTTTCCGCATAATCCGCTTTCTCCATTTCTTCAATCCAAATCTCTGCTCTGGGGTTTTCCTTATCATACTCCACCCGGCTGCCATCGTGGGCGGCAACGATGCGGCAGTGGTCGTCTTCCAGCACCCCGGCTTTAACCAGGATGTCGCAGGTGGCCTCGATCAGGTTCACAAGATCCACCCGGCGGCGGGTGGGCATGTAGTACACACAGCGCAGGTTGACCGGGGTGCTGATCCTGGCGGGCAGCGGCTCCGGCAGTGCCCAGAGCTGCCGCAGGCAGTGCGCCTGGTACTCCGCAAAAGCGGCGCTGGGGGCCACGAACCGCCGTCCACTTGCTTGCAGGATGCGGGCCGAGTTCTTTTTTGTCCGGGGCGGGCCATACAGGGTCAAATGAAAAAACACTGTTTCACCTCACTCCGCCGCTGAAACGTTCTGCGGCGTTTTTGTCCTTGGGGGTATCCCGGGATGGGACGGAGTGCAAAAGCAGCCCAGAGGGGCGGTGCGGCCCCGCTGTGCTGCGATTTTGCTATTTGACCGCAAAGGGCAGCGGCCTGCGCTTGTCCTGCCAGCGATGACGGTCGGAAGAATCTTCGCAGTAAACGCTGACGTTGGTCGTCATCTTCCGCAGATGCTCCATCTCTGCCGTGTGCTGCTCTCTCCAGGCCAGGAAGTCCGGGCAAGTATCGTGGCAGGCTGTGTGCCGCCGGGGGCAGTCTTTGCAAGGGGGGATCATCGGCCCGGCCTCAAGGTCTCGGCCATGCAACGCTCAAAGATTTGAAAACCCATCTCAATCTCCTTCCTTCTTCATCCTCCGCCGCCGGGCGGGGGCATCCTGTAAAAAATCGTTCCCACTGGGGGCCTCCCGGTCCACTCGCTTGGCCCTGCCAGAGCCGATGGGGTGGGTGCGGCGGTACTCCTCCGGGCTGGTGCAGCCCTGGGCCTGGGCCTCGGTCAGCGCCTTGCGGACATACGCCCAGCTGCGGCCGCCCAGGTCCGCACACTTGCGGATGATCTCCAGCGTCAGCGTCTGACCCAGCTTCTGCCCAAAGGCATCCAGCTCAGCCCTTGCTTTCTCGCCCAGCTTACCGATCTGGCGCTCATACTCCAGCGCCAGGGGGGAGGTCGTCGTCCGATCCTCACGCACGCCTGCGTGCGCACGTATAGAAGACGACAGTCTTCTATTAGTCTGGTATTCTTTGTATGATTGTTGTTGGGGGTTTGTTAGCTGGCCTGTTGGCTGCTTGTTAGGCGCAAAATGCTTATCGGCGTTTTTTATCGTTATAACGCTGTATTGATTGGTGGTTTTGATTGTTAGATAGCTTGTTGACACCAGCCGATTCAGCGAGGTGCGCACGTTCTGCACCGATAGTCCGGTCTCCTGGGCCAGGTGGGCCAGGCTGGTCACCTTTTGGCCGGGCTGCACCGTGATGCCCCGCCACTGGGTGGTGGTCCAGTTGGCCGTGAGCAAAAGGTGGATGTACAGCCGGGTGGTGTTGGCATCCTCGTACCACTCCCAATCAATCAGCCCACGAGGGAGGGCCACAAACCCCTTGTCCCAGCAGATGGGCACACAGCCTCACCTCCTTTTCCCCTGGCGGCATCAAAACGGCAGATCGTCCGCCGCCGTCTCCTCGATGAGCCGGTCCAGCCCATCCTCCGGCGGCTGCTGGGGCCGCTGGCCCGGCGGCGGGTAGTCCGCCAGGCTCTCGCCGGGGTACAGCTCCGCACCGGCCAGGGCGGGGGCAGAGGCCGCTGCGGCATAGTCCTGGGTCTGCTGCTCAAAATCCCGGGGAGCCGCCTCCTTTTTGCTGCCTGCAAAGCTGACGCTGCTGGCGGCGATCTCCACCGCGGTGCGGTTTGCGCCGTTTTTGTCCTGATACTGGCGAGACTGGATGCTGCCCTGTACGGCGATCAGGCTGCCTTTTTTGAAATACTTCGAGACAAACTCAGCGGTCTGCCGCCAGGCCACCACGTCCAAAAAGTCGGCCTGCCGCTGCTCGCCCGGGCGGGCATAGCTGCGCTCACAGGCAAGGCGGAACCGGCACAGGTGTACGCCTGCCGGGGTGGTTTTCAGCTCCGGGTCGGCCACCAGGCGGCCCATAATGGCTGCAACATTCAGCACAAGATCACCCCTCGTCGCCGTCCATATCCACAGTGGCACCCATCAGAAC